ACCTGTACCAAATGTGATATCAGTTGCTTCAATTGTGATTGTGGTATATTGAGCAATGTTACTGTAACTTACTGCCGTTATCGTTGGACGAGGACGATCATTTGTTACAGTACTTCTTAAAATTCTTACTTCAATCAAGTCACCAGATTCTGGAACTTCATCAAATGCCAGTGTTGTTCCATTGATAACAGTGTAGCTATAGTTTGGTTGTTGAACGATACCGTTGATTGATACAACCAAGTTAGCTGGACTTGCTACGCTTTCTAACAAAGTAAATGTTGAAGTAGAACCATCACCATAATAGTTTTTTGTTACTAGGCTTAGCTGATGAGTTTTGTTTCTAAACTGCCCAGATACTACATCAAATGATAGAACTTGTCCTACTGTAGGTGAACTGATTGTTGTATCTGTTAAACTATCTAACGATAGATTACTAATTATGTCGGCAAAATTTGCATTTGCATTTTGTTGATTCTGTACAATCTCTGTTAAGGAATCAATTGCTACCGGATCAACGTTGCTTTTAATGTAATCAATTTGTTGTTGCAGGTCTTGATCTTGTGCATCAACATAACTCAGTGCTGCCAGCGTTTCCCAGTCATCACCAGAATAGTATTCAGGCTTGTCGGACGTTTGGTCAAAGCGTACATGACCGGCCAATGGTGAAACCGGACGGTCGGTATCTTCGCCTGCTGGCAATGCCAATGCACCTGTTGCATCAATGGTCAGCACATTAGATGCTGGCTTAATTGATTCGTTTGTGTGATTGGTCTTAATTGCCATTTAGATTACGCCTTGCTTTCAATCTTTTCTTTTGTGCGGCCATATGCGGCAACACCTAAAACAGCACCCATTGCAACGTGGTATAAACCTGCACCTTGCAATGTTAATGGTTGCCATTGTAATTCTACTCGACCATTATTGCCTAATGCTTGTACCACACTCCATAAAATTGGTGCAATAACAAAGTCAAACATACATGTTACCATGTAAGTCCAACCCATCATAGGACGCCACTTTTTGTTTACCCAATCAGTGTTGTCGTTTACTATCGAAGTTTCTGCGCCGCCGGCAGTTGTAACTGCGGCTGCATCGGCTGTGGCTTTCACAGAGGCCGCATAATCAACTGAAGTTGTATTTGCAAAGCCACCGTTTTGAATTTTGTTGTTGATGTTAACTTGGGCGCCACTTGTAAGTGGATTGAACGCACCAGAGTCATCATAATCGTCTAGTTTTGGCATAGTTAGTATGTCTCCTAATGTATTATTTACCTTAGGATCACTTTTTTGGCTTTAAGAACTCATGTACCTTTGTAGCTACATTAGACATAAAGTCGGTTCCTGCTTCTGCTTTACCCCATTTACCAACTGGGCATTCTTCATTGGCTATTGTTACTTTTAAATTTACTAAACAACCGCATTGCATACACTGTTTGGTCGAGCGTCTATAGAACTCACACTTTTGACAATGACCAGCACGTTCTAATCTGACTTCTATATTTGTAAACATGCAATACTTATGCCGTAGAAAAGGGCTCCGAAGAGCCCTTTTATCGTTTCTACTAACCGTTTAAGATTAGATGAAGCTTAGGTTGTCGCTAGCGATAGCGATTGTGTTAACGTAGTCGGCAGCGTTACCTAAAGAAGATGCGCTGTTTGACAACTCAACATAACCATAACGTGTCATGAAAGACACTGTTGGTTCGAATGTTGCTGGATCTAGAACAACACCAGAGCTCATCAATGGAATGTATGGGCAATAGAATGCTGGAGCGTCCATTTCGTTAGCGCCTTTGTAACCGATAAGGATCGGAGCATCGTCGCCAGCGTAGTGGTTAACATATACACGAACAGAGCTGTTCAATGTACCAACGAACTTAGTGTTTGTTGGAGCTTCGAATGTACCTTCTGTTGTACGAGCAAATGCGCTTGTAGTAGCAGATTGTAGAATTGTCAATGCTGTTGGAGAAACTACGATGTAGTTACCAGCACCACGACGTGTGCGGCTAGCGATGTCGTTAGCGGCACGGTTTACCAATACTGCCAAGGCAGCGTGTTGGTCACCAACGAAGTTGGCTTGACCGCTAACAGCGGCTTGGTCATATGTACCATACGCAGTACCAGCCAAGTTGATCAACGAACCGATAACTTCTTGGTCGATTTCAGCTGTGATTTCTTGAGCCAATGCAGCCATGATTTCTGCTTCAACGTCAACACCGTGGATGGCTTGTGCGTCTTGAGCAGCTTCAAATGTCCAACGAGCAGACAACTTACGGCTCTTAGCTTCAACAGTCTCTTTCAAGATCTGGATGTTCATCTTCTTACCGCCTTGACCTTCTAAGGAAGCAGTAGAAGCACCTTTACCACCAGCACCAGAGTACTGAGTAGCAATGCTGAATGGGCTTAAAGCTTCATCACCAGCAGTTACGGCTTTACCGATGTTACCAGAAGCGTTGTCGGCAGCGTCAGCGCTTTCAGCGTAACGTACACGCAATGTGTGGATCTGGCTAACTGGACCTTGCATTGGCTGAACACCAACTAATTCGTTAGCGATAGTTGTTGGCATAACGCGACGAATAACAGGTAAAATAACCTTGTTCAAAACTGCAATGTTACCAGAAGCTGTACCGCCGGCTGTTGCTGTTTCTGTCAAATACTTCTTTGTATTTTCCAAGCAGACTTCCATAGTAGTCTTGCGTTGACCTTGTAGGCCTTCTGTTAAGGCTTGCTTTGTAGCAGACCAGTTTTTGCTTTCAAATAGAGCTTGTGACATTTGTATGTCTCCTAATTAAATCTTAATACCAGCGAGTTTACGAAGTTGTTGAATAGTTTCATCAGCTTCGGCTGGGGCGGCTTCGACAACTTGTGCTGTCTTATCGCCTGTAACCACAGTCTTCTGTGATTGCTGTCCTTCAACAAGTTGTTTCTTCTCACGACGAACTTCCTCGTTTAAAACAGATGGCAGGTACTTCTGGAATTGGTCTTTTAGTTTAGCAGTATCTGTGCTTTCTAGTAACTCTTCCATGATTGCTCGTTTGTCTTTCGACAATGGTGAGCATAGGTCCTGCATTACGCGAACTCGCTGTGCTTGATCTTCCGCAATGCGCTGACGACGAAGCGACTCGCTAATTTGTTGTTCTTTTTGTGTTAGTGTTTGTTGAGCTTCTGATAGTTGTGTGTTCATATCTGCTAGCTTACGATTCAATTCGCTAACGGCTGTACCGTCTGCAAATTTACTTGCCATAAACTCCGCGGCGAAGGCTTCCATAATCTTACGACCAAAGTTATTTTCTTTGGCTGTACGGATGTCTTCTTTTAATTGTGTTACTTCTTTCTTGAAAGATTCAGCAACCATTGTATTGATTTTCTCGCTTGCTTTCTTGATGAAATTAGAACGAGCTTCAGCAATAGCCTTACGACCTTCTGCAACTAACTTAACGCGAGCGTCAACTAGTTGTTTGTGATCTTCGTGCAATTCGCTTAATTCAGAAGTTAGTTTACGTAAAGCAAACTCTTCTAATTGACCAACTGCATCTTTTTGTGACTGGCGGTCAGACTTTAGTTCTGCTACTTCTTTTGCCAATGTTTCCATTACAAATTTCTGTAGTAACTTTGCGTCTTCGCTGATCTTGGCAGCATACTTTACACGTTGAGCAACTGCTTCTTCACGTAAAGTTTTTAAATCGGCAGCACCTGCAGAGATAGTATCTTGCATTAGCTTGTCCATTGCTTCAATTAGCTGGCTTTTATCGTGTTCATAACGACCAGCAAATTCTTCGCGTAACTCAGCTGTAACTGATTCACGGCTTTCGGATAAGTGTTTTTCCCAAGCGGCGTTGATGTTCTCACGCACCTCTTCGGATAAAACTACTGAACCTAACATTTCTGTAAATTGTGTCATGTTTTTTCCTCAGACTTATTTCAGATTCTGAATGAATCTACGCACTTCGTTTTCCAAGTGCTTTTGTGCGGACCTATCGTAGGTCGCCGCGTAGGCCACGTCCATCAGAGCGGCACGTCTACGACTGCCCATTACTCGTTCATAAATTGCTGTTGGGTAAGCATCAGGTGCGCTTGGTTGTGCAACAACGTCAACTGTAACGATTTCAAAGTCAGAAACTTTGCCGCTTTCAGTTACGTTGCCGGATCCACGGCTACTAACGCCTAACTTAACACCACTTTCAAGTAATGTCTTAATAATGTTACCCATTGGTGTTGGGATCAGCTTTAATTTGCCGAAACCGTTTTCGCCTTCCATCCACATGTCAGTAATCATATGACTTACTCGGTCAATGTTTACTTGTAAATCATCCGGGTGGTCTGCTTCACCTAATACAGAATAACCTTGTTCTAGTCGAGACTTAATGCTCTCTACTGCACGGCTAATTTCATTGATGGGATAAACACGACCGTTATGGTTTTGTTTAGCACCTTGAATAAAAATACCCTTCATGTAGAGATCTTTACCGCCACTGGCTGACTCTTTTGATTCAATAACCAAATTGGCTTGATCAAATGTTAAGTGTTCACGTAGTGGCTGGTTCATGATGATTAGGCCTTAGTTGAAACTTTGCTGAGGGCTGGCTTAGTTGTACCACCCATGTCTTGTGCTTTTGGAGCGGCTGCTGGTGTTGTACCGCTTGGGGTACCACTTGCATTGCTTGCACCAATTTTAACTGCTGGACGAGCACCCATTGGGTTCTTGCCTGCAACTGGACTGCGTTTCTCATCAGCTTTGTCGCTGTTGTCTGGCTTAGAAACTGCGCTTAGTTCTGCTGATTCTTCAATGCTTTCTGGCATTTCTTCTTCAGCTTCCATATCGCCCATTTCTTCTTCTGCGCCCATTTCATCGCCGGCGCCAGAAACCATTTCTTCAAATTCTGCTTTTAATTTTGCTAATGCAGACTCAACGTCCATCATAGCATCTGCAACATCACCGGCGTCAGCATCAACTGCTTCTGCACCAGCTTCATCACCCATGCCCATTTCGGCACCTAGGTCGTCTGTTGCGGCTTCTTCATCGCCTGCGCCCATTTCTGGTGCAAGTTCGTCGTCGCCTTCTTCTGTCAAATCGGCTTCAACTTCGTCAATTGAACCGCTTAAATCTGTTGTGTCTTCGTCTTCGAAGGCAATGTCATCAGCCATAATGTCTTCATAGACTTTACGACCAATACCTACATAGTAGTCATGTAACAATGCGCTAGCTTGATCTTCTTCTTTATTAAGAAGGTGAGCTAATGCCTGTTCTAAGATTGATTTACTCATTTATTTCTCCTTGCGCTAAGGGGAAGGCATATTATTTGAATATACCGTACCAATAACTACTTACTAATGACGCAGGAGAATAGAGCGGAAATGGCGGAAAAACTGGAGTTTTTACCGCATTGATGTAATGAAAATGTAACTTAGTATTAGACTGGCGCTGGTCTAGCGTACATTTTTTTGACTAAGTCTAGTCGTTGAGCTTCTTCGTATTTTCTAAGATCACGTAGCTTTCTTAGGCGATTTACGTGTTCAAGCGTTAAACGCTTGCGGCGCATATCACCGTAAAAGGCTACGTCTGGATCGATTTCAGTTTCGATCTCATCTTCAGCTTCTAATATGTCGTTAAATCTCATACTCTTACTTAGTAAAAAGTGAAATTTACGCGGCTGGTGGCGTTGGTGGAGGTGGTACTGCGCCTTCGGCTCCACCTTCTGCGCCGGGCTCTGTTGTTCCGCCGCCTTCTGCTTCTAGATCTTCCATGCCAGCGCCTAAATCTAAATCAGCTTCTCCTGGACCTTTAAGTCCAGTTGCACCAAAGCCTGCACCCTCGTCACCGCTAGACGCCATTGCATCCTGGCCTTCGTTTTCTTCAGTCCACATACGTTCGTTTTCTAAGATTTCGTCTTCTGTTAATCCTAAGAATTTCTTTAATTTGAATCTGTGGCTCAAATAAGGGATTTCAGAAAGTTGCGTGAACACTGCTGAACGTGCGTTATTGACTTCAATCTCACGATAGTCAGAGAAGTTTTGTGGCTCTAAGAAGTCGATGTCAAATTCAGAGCTGTCAATGTTAATACCACGTTGCTTCATAAAGACTTTGAATTCTTTATCAATCATTGGAGCAACTAGACCTT